CAGGGCGAACCTAACGCCCTGGATCTTCGGGAGGAGGCGGGGCCATGGGATGGATTGATGATCTAAAAAAGCGGCTGGGTGGAAACCAACGGGCCGGGCCTGATGATGCGAAAAGCCCGGTGACAGTGTTCCCCATGGGGCCGGTGTGGCGTAACCGGAGCGATCACCAGCTGACAACATCGGAGGCAATTTTCGCGGCAGTGCTTAGGATTAGTACAGCCATGGCCAGCATGCCGCTCAGGCTGTATAAAGGTTACGAACTTGCGGATGATCATGCATTGGACAAACTGATCCGCGCACCCAACACAGATATGACGCAGTATACCTTTGTACAGACGCTGGAAGCTTTTCGTAACACCGCCGGCAATTCGTATGTATTGATGGTGCCCAACGCCAATGACACGGCGATTGAACGGCTAGATATTTTGAACACCACCCGGGTCAGGCCACAGCGGCATGATACCACCAAGGAGATGTGGTATATTCTGACGCTTGACGATGGGTCACTGCTGCCTGTGCACGGGAGTCGTATGCTGGTCTTCCGGCACCTTTCGGCCAACGGTGAGGTAGGCATCAGCCCGGTGGATGTGCTGCGCGGCACCCTGGAGTACGCTCAGCGGGTCAAGGAGATCTCCATCAAGCAATTGGAGGGCGTCAACGGCGGCGTGGCGTTGAATGTCCCGCAAACAGGTTTGACCAAAGAGGCAAAGGACATTGCCATAGCGCAATTCTTGAAAGCCTACCAGGACAGCGCCGGCAATGTGATTGTGCTGGAAGGCGGGATCACCGCTACCATGCTCAATCAATCCCCCATTGATCCCAAGGTGCTGGACGTTGACAAGATCAGCAAAAACCGGGTGGCGGTGGTGTACAGCCTGCCGCCTCACATGCTAGGGGATTTTACGAAGGCCAGTTACTCCACAACCGAACAGCAGAACCGGGAGTTCGCGCAAATGACGCTACTGCCCATTGTGACACAGTGGGAACAGGAGCTGAACAAAAAGATGCTAACCCCGAAAATGCAAGCGGAAGGCTATGCCTTCCGCTTTGACATGGAGGCGCTGCTTCGCGGAGACAGTGCTACCATGGCAGACACAAATACCAAAGCCATCCGGGGCGGGTGGCGCAAACCAAACGAAGTTCGCAAAACCGAAGGGCGGCCGCCTGATCCCAACGGCAACGATCTGATGGTAAGCCGCGACCTGATCCCCTTGCGGGTGTCGGTGCAAAACCCTGAGTTGCTGCTGAGCGGTGCGGCTGCGAAAGAGAAGGTGGGTGAGTAATTGTGAGGCAATTTTGGAACCTGGTTACTAAAGATACGAATACGGGAACCGAAGCTGTATTGACACTGGAAGGTGAAATCGCCAGCGAAGAAAGCTGGTGGTACGACACGGTCACCCCGCAGGCATTCCGTGCGGAGCTTGCAAGATGCAAAGGCCCGCTGACGGTTTGGATCAACAGCCCGGGCGGCGATCCATTTGCTGCCAGCGCCATTTATACAGCGCTGATCGAGTACAAGTCCAAGGGCCGTGTAACGGGTAAGATCAGCGGCATCGCAGCCAGCGCGGCTAGTGTGATAGCCATGGCGGCCGACGATCTGCTGATGTCCCCCACCGCCTATTTGATGGTGCACAATCCTTGGACCATCGCCATGGGCGACAGCCGCGAGCTTGCAAAGGTTGCCGGTGTTCTGGATGAGATCCGGGACGGCATGATCAACGCCTATATGGCCAAGACAGGCTACAGCAAGGCTGAGATCATCGCATTCCTCGACGATGAAACCTACATGAATTCCACCAGCGCCATGGATAATAAATTCTGCGACGGAATTCTGTACGCTGATCAGGCGGCAAAGGATGCCGGCGCAAAGCCGCCTAAAGCAATGTTTGGGCGAAACCAATTTTATGCCATGGCCGTCAAGGCTGTGCAGGATCACCCCAAGGATCCCCCGGCAGCACCGGATGATAAAATCCCACCCGATACAAGCGCGGCGCGACGCAAGGAAATCGCGCTGCGGGCCAGCCTGCTGGCTGCCGACATAGCAACTGTTTGACCGACATCAAAAGATGGGAGGTTCTTTTTTTATGGCACAGACAATTATGGAAATGCGCCAGGAGGTCACTGACCTGGGCAATGAGATCCGCACTCTTTCCGGCTCGGTGGCTGCCCATGCCAAGGATACCAAGTTCGATATCGCCGCCCTGGAAAAGGAGCAAGGCGAGCTTTCGGACAAGCGCACCCGGTACGATGCGATGAAAGCCTCGCTTAGCGCCAAGGAATTGATGGATGGCGAGGCGGTGGCTGTGCAGGTGCCCGCCGCCAAGGGGCAAACGCAAACCCTTTTCCGCAGTGCCGGAGACTTCTTTAAGGCCGTACACAACGAGCGGAAGGCCCCGGATCCCCGGCTGAAGGAACTGCAAAAGTTCCAAGCTGCCGCGACCGGCCAGAACACGGCCACCGACGCCGATGGCGGTTATCTGATTCCCCCGGACTATGCTGCTGGCTTGCTAAACCTAGCGCAAACGGAAAGCGTACTATACCCCGATGTGCAAAAGGTACCTGTTTCCGGCAACCGGTTGATTGTTAATGTACTTGATCAGACCAGCCGCAAGGATTCGTCCGAATCCCTGTTAACCGGGCGCGGCGGCGGTTTGCTCGCTTATTGGAAAGGCGAGGCCGAACAGTATGTCAGCAGCAAGCTCAAGTTCAAGCAGGACCAGACAGACCTGCAAAAGCTTACGGGTATGGCTTATGTCACTGACGAAATGCTGGAAGACGAGCCTGCCATGGGCAGCTACATTGGGCAAGGTTTCAGGGACGAATTTGCCTTCAAAATCGATGAAGCGATCTATTCTGCAGACGGATCTGAAAAGCCTGTGGGGGCGCTGCACAGCAGCAATAGCGCCTTGATCACCATCGCAAAGGAAATAAGCCAGGCTGCCGGATCTGTACTGCTGGCTAACCTGTTGAAAATGTGGAATGCCATGCCGGCGAAGAACCGGTCCCGTGCCAAGTGGTACCTGAATCAGGATATGGAAATCATGCTCATGCAATTGCTGATGACCACCGGCAATCTTGCCAGTGCCGGCGGAAGCGCAATTGAGCAGCTGACAGGCGCCTTTGGTTTCCCACTGTATCTACCCGCCGGCGGCATTACCGGCAGCCCCAATGGTACACTTTTGGCCCGCCCCGTGGTGCCCATTGAGCATGCGTCTGCCGTGGGTACGGTGGGCGATATCGCCTTCCTGGATCTTTCCCAGTACCGGTGGATCGACAAGTCCAGTATTACCTCCCAGGTGAGCGTTCATGTTCGCTTTGCTTATGATGAGCAGGCATTTAAATTCACCTACAGGTGCGGTGGCAAGCCCATCTGGCCTAACAAGATCGAAGCTTACAAGGGCAGCACGCAGCGCAGCCCGTATGTAACGCTGGCCGCCAGGGCCTAAGCAAAAGCGTCAGCGCTGACGCTTTTGAAAACAAGTATAACCGACGCGGGGAAGGGCTGATGCCCTTCCCCTATTTCATGGAGGCGGATCTGAATGCCCGACATAGGTACCTTAAAAAAGTTCGCACTATTGGATCCGTCAGCCGATGATGCGGTGCTGAAGCTTTGCATGAGCGCGGCCATCGAATGGTTTCACGGTGGGGGTGTACCAGCGGAGGCTCATGGACCGCAATGGGATATGGCCGTGTACTACCTTGCAACCTGGTACAACGAGAACCGGGGCGCTATTGGCGATACGGCCGCGCCGCTGCCGCAGGTGGTGTTCGGGTTTTTAAACGGGCTGCGGTACCGCACCGTATGGCCGCCGGATCCGGCAGAGGGTGAGGGTGAAACACCTTGATCAAAAACATAAGTGAGCTGCGACACCCTATTGAGGTCGTGAAGGTGGTCAGTGCACGTGTCAATGGCGAGATGGTCCCACATGATGAAACGGTATGCAATTGCTATGCCGCCATCCAGGATGCCGGAAGCAGCGAGTATTATGCGGCTGCCGCTGCGCAGTTTACGGATGTAGTCAATTTTACAATCCGATGGCAAGAAGGCATCAGCCCCGGCATGGTGGTGATCTACGGCGGCCGCCGTCATAGCGTTGTGCAGGTGAGCAGACTAGGCCACCGACAGGATTTTATGGTACTGAAGACCGGCCGGAAGGCGGTGGCCAACGGATGAACATCAAGGATCTGGTCTTTACCGGGCTGGATGCTTCCCAAGTGCCTGCCTGGTTCGGCGCTTGGAAGGCAACGGAGGAGTATCCCATTCCCCCACCCTGCTACATTGTTTTTACCACCATGTCATACCCAAGCAAATATACAGATGATGTCATCAGTGAGTGGAAGCATTATGCCTACCTGGAGATGTGGGCCACAGGTGCTTACGCCACACAGAAGGCCAATGTCATAGCATCGATGCAGACAGCCGCTTTTGCGGTGGATCCAATCCGGGAAAGTTATGAACCGGATACAGGTAGTAACCACATATCCATGGCGTTTGTGTACATCGAGGAGGTGGTGTAATGCCTCTGGATGTATCCGGCTTTTTTGAGCTTTCGGAGGACCTGTTGGATATGGCTGAAGATCTGGACGGCCAAGCAGTGGATGACGCCCTGGAGGCCGGCGCGGAACCTATACGTGAAACCATGGTGCAGTTTGCACCGGATGGCCCGACCCACCGGTTGAAGCCTGCCATCGCCACCGGTGGAATAAAGGTTGTGGGCGGCCGTAAGCGCATTACCATAGGAGTACACAAAAGCGCGAAAGTCCCGCATGCGGACTGGGTGGAGCATGGCCACGGAGGGCCTCACCCGGCTCCCCCGCATCCATATGCAAATCCGGCATTTGATGCCACCAAAGATCCAGCATATTACATCATCCGCCAGAAGCTGGCGGACGGATTACGGGGCCGGTAATGGCCTCTTTTCAATTTTAGAAAGGGCGGTGTACTAATGACCATTGGTTTGAAAAACCTGGTTTTCTGCAGGGTGTTGGATGACGTTGATGGCGGTGCTATCACATACGGGCCGGTAAAGCCGCTGATAGGCGCGATCGATGCGCAGGTTGTACCGCAGAATGCGGATCCCAACGTGCAGTCCGCGGATGACGATGAATTCGACGTGATCACGCCTGACGCGGATTATGATATCGACCTGGAAACAGCCGGCTTTTCCATCGCGAATATGGCGGAGCTACAGGGCCACGAGATCGACGCCAATGGCGGCATGATCATAAAGAAAGGCGATGAGCCCCCATACTTTGCATTTGGATTCAAGAGCGAATTATCGGCCAAGTTTGGCGGTGGATACCGCTATGTGTGGATTTATAAGGCCCGTCCGCAGATGATGAGCCATACCTTCCACACGAAGGAAGGTGCGACCGTCACCCGGCAAACCGGGAAAATGCGCGTGGTCGGTATCAAGCGCAAGTCCGACGGTTTTAAGCAATACGTTACTGACACGCCGACCGAAGGTTTCCTTTCTGCGCCGTACATGCCTGTACGCGCCAAGGTCATCAGCGTATCTGCGCAGCCGCAGGATAAGGCAGTTACCGCAGGCGCAATCACCGGCACCGTAGCCGTTACCGCCAGCGTAACGAGCGGCGGGACTATTGCCTATCAGTGGTTCGAAAATGATATCCGGTCAATGGTGGGCGCTGAAGAAATGTCTGGCGGTAACAGTGCGGCACTGACCATCCCCACCGGTCTGACTGTGGGGAACCATTATTTCTATTGCAAGCTGACCTGTACCGGCGCGGTGGACGTTTTCACGGACATCGTCGTGGTGGTTGTGCTGTCGGCCTAAAACTACCGGGCCGCCTGAAATATGGCGGCCCCCTTTTTGCATAGGAGGAAAGAATCATGGCTGTCACGATCAGATTGAACCCCGGATGCGAAAACGAAAAAAGTTATCAGGTACCCTTCATTTCCGGACGGGCGCTCACGGAAATTGATATGGTTGAACCTGCTTTTGAGAGATCTAAGCAAAATGAAAATCCGACACAAGAAGATATGCAAAACTGCATGGAGTGGTTTTGCCACCTCTTTCGGAATCAATTCACGGTAGACGAGTTACTTGACGGGTATCCTGCCGGGGATCTGATGCCCGACATTTTTGCTGCCTATATGACGATGATCAGCGGTGCCATCAAATTGCTGACAGAGTTCCCTATTCCTCCCGCACCGACGAAGACCGCGCTCCAGGAGAAGAAATAACGTCGCTGCGGGATTATGTGATGATGACCTATCGTGATCTGCTGCGGGAAGGTTGGCGGATGAACGACATTGACGACATGAATTTTCTAGGCTGGATGCGCGTGATGGCGTACTCGGCCAAAAAGGCGGACTGGCGGACAAGGCCAGGTCACATTGATGGCCTGGCCATATTTGCGCGCGGGGCAAGGTAATAGATTGGAGGTGGTGATGTAAATGTCTGACGGAGAGGTCATGCGGGAGCTGGTTGTTGCGCTAAGTCTTAACAGCGGCAATACAGCCAAGGATTTGCAGGGAATCAGCAACGCTGTCAAGCAGGCAGATGCCAAGCTCAAGGCGGCAGGCGCCGGTGTTAAAAACTTTGAAAGCACCACCGCCGGCATGCAAGCTAAGGTTACCATGCTGACAGAAAAGTTAAACGCACAGTCTTCCGCCATCGGCAAGCATCAGGCTGCTCTGGATAAAAGCAGGGACAAGATGCAAAAAGCCACCGACAAACAAAAGGACCTGGCCGCGAAGATCGATGCGGCCAGGTCCGCTTATAATGCTCAGGCCGCCGCCACCGGCAAAGACAGCGCTGAAGCAAAGGCGTTAGAAGCAGAGCTTGTCAAGCTGGAAGGCCAGTTTGCAGCAAATGGGAAAAGCGCACAAAGAGCCGCACAGGATGTACAGAAGAATGAGACCGCGCTGCTGAATGCCCAGGCCGCCGTGAAGCAGACAGAAGCAGATCTAAAAAGCACTAACAAGGAGCTTGCTACGCATGGTACCCGGTGGGCGCAAGCCATGCAAAAGGTCAATCAGGCCGGTGGCGTGCTGGAGTCTGCAGGCAAAAAAATATCCTCCC